TGACGGGGCGGTGCTGAGTTACCGGCAGCGTTGCAGAGGGGGGCGTCCTGACAACGCGTCCGTTGTCGCCTTCCACGGCCTGCCTAAGCCGCCGGAGGCGCATGGGTGGGCTAAGCTTGAGTGGGACCGATTGTAATGGTGCAGCGACCTTTCACCGATCCGGTCGAGGCGATCCTTGCGCCTTACGGCCAGTTCGAATCCATGTTGGAGTTGGGGAATAAGAAGACGCACAACGTTGCGTGGAAGCCGTACTTTGAAGCGCTCGGCATTCGCCATGTGTCGGTCGACCTGAACGGCCTAGATGGTGCGCTGAATTTGGACCTTCAAGAGCCTCTGGGCCTTGGAAGGTTCGACATGGTGACGAACTTCGGAACGACGGAGCATGTGGAGCATCAAGAGCCGGTCTGGCGGAACATTCACGAGGCTTGCGAGCAAGTTTTCGTATCCTCAACGCCAAAACCCGGCCACTGGGCGGAACACGGTCGGTACTATCCGACCAATGAGTTTTATCTCCGCTTCGCGGAACTGAACGGTTTCAGAGTGGACCTGCTGAACACCCGGAATCAGCAGGCTGCGCGGCGGAGAGAACTGATCAACGTGAGAATGACGCGGGAGAAGTGGGTCGAGTTTCAGATGCCGGATCCTGATTTGATTTACATCAACGACACTGGTCGTTTTGTTGGGGTTGCGAACTAATGGTGTCACTGGCTGAGGACGCAATCTTTGTGCATGTCCCGAAAAATGCGGGGTCAGCAATTTCTCATGCGATGGGAGGCGTCGACAACTATTGGCCCCAGCACGTTCCTTGGCGCTGCCTAAAGGATGAGGGCCGGGCTGGATTTGGCTTTCTGCGCAACCCGTGGGACCGGATGGTTTCGCTTCATTACTTCCTTAGAAGGTCTCCGCCGCACCACGTACAGCGCGTCGACCCGGCGGCAATACGCCAGATGGGGTTCAAGCGATGGCTACTCGAAGGTGAGAACTGGATGAGCAATGAGCCAATTGATGGACAAATATGGATTCGACAAAACCGGCGGTATGCTGATGTCGGCGAGCGCAACACTTACCGGAATATTGATCGCCTCGATCACCCGGTTCTCGGAATGCCGCCGCAACAGAAACGTCCGGCTATGTGGTGGCTCGACGGCCTCCCGCCCGAGAATATCGGCAAGGTCGAAAATATTGAGGATGACCTGAGAGGTATTGGCAAGCGGCTCCGCTTCAAGACTACTCGCAGGGTTGTCAGGGTAAACGTGACACGGGGCAAGCCTGAGAGATGGAGGGGTGAATACGACTCGGAGACGATTGACTTTGTCGCTCAGCACCACGCCCTCGATATCGAAGCGGGTGGATACACGTTCGAATGAAGACGGCTATCGTTTTGGGTGGCGCGGCGTGTCTGCAAGAGGACTTGGCGTCGCTTCCGATACGATTTGATGGCGTTGTCGCGTGCAATGATGCCGGTGCCTACTGGCCGGGGGAATTGGATGCGTGGGTGACGCTGCACCCGCTGAAGATGAACGTGTGGCGACAAAAGCGGAGGCAGAACGGTCATCCGGAACCAAACCGCTTCTATGCGCACAATGATAACGGTCAGAAGTACATCCGCACCACGCCTTACAAGTTTCCCGGCCTTAGCACATCGGGATCGTCAGGCATGTTCGCGGCTAAAGTTGCTCTGATTGATCTGAAGTATGATCGAGTTGTTTTGTGTGGGTGTCCGATGATGAGGACGCCGCACTTTTTTGATCGTGTAAACTGGCGGTCTGCCACGCATTTCAGGCATGCGTGGGAGTCTGCTCCTAAACCATACCTTGAGAGGATGCGGTCGATGTCCGGCTGGACCTTCTGTCTTCTGGGGTCGCCGAAGGACTGGGTGAATGCTGGTGAGGAACCTGACAAACGCGATTATAGTGCTGCCTTCCCGACACAAACTGCAACCCGGAGATAATCAGCTTCACGAGAGCATCCTGAGTGATAAGCGCAATCTGCACTTCATCACAATTCAGTCTGCAAAGGGTAAGGTTTCAATGCCTTCGGCTGATTTCGCGAATTCGAAGCCAAAGCCTGTTGGGTATAGCGTTGAGAGACAGCACTTGGTGAGCGGGCCGCTGACGCGGCTCGACTTATGTAAATTGAGTGAAACGCAAGTGATGGCGATGGCTTTGAAAATGAACGTTGGCGTAGGCAACCTTACAGCAGATGAGGTTCGCGTCCTGATCGCAGAGGAAATGTTTGAATGAGCGCAACATCAGCAGTCCGCGCCGCTCTGATTTCCGTGATCGAGTCGGCAAGCTTAGGCTTGGGGGTTTACGACAACCCACCATCAACCGCAGTCGAGCCGTTTATTTCGCTTGGTTCGGACGACATGGTTCCGGATGACTATGATTGCATTCCGGGGCAGGAGGTCACGATACAGATCGACGTCTGGGGTCGCGACGATGGCGCGCTTCAGCCGACTTCGGCGCTGAGAGATCAGATATATGCCGTCGTTCATGAGGCGCAGTTAAACTTGGATGATCCTTGGGCTTCGGTGAATTGCCGAGTGACCCTTGCGCGAACACTGCGCGCGCCAGACGGCATAGGCGCTCACGGGATCCTGCAAGTGACGGTTATCGTAGAGGACTCGTCAGGATGAGTTTTACAACTACCGGCCTTCCGCAATTGAGGGCCGCCTTTAACCGTGTTCCAGAGAAAATTCGAGACGAGGTAACGATACAAGTAGAGCGAGAGGCGGAGCGCCTTGTTAAGCAAATTTCTCAGCAGAAGCCGGTTGGCATCGACGGGAATCCGATAGACGAAATCGAGGTGGGCTGGACGTGGGGTGCCGCGCCTCGCGGCTCAATCACTCTCGGCAGTGTGGCAAACAACAAATTCGCAAAAGTTCAGGTCACTGTTTATGCGCGCGGCAAACCCGGATCAGGCTTTGGGGCTGCATGGTTTGAGTTTGGAACGGAAATGCGTGTCCAAAAAACAACGGGCAAAGAAACAGGCATTCTTCCTGCGCAGCCATTCTTTTGGCCGAACTACCGCGACCGCAGGAAGTTCATCAAGCGAAACCTGCGCGCGGCGATAACGCGTGGAATTAAGAAGGCAATGAAAGGGTCATGACATGATGAAGGCGATCTTCAACAGAGACATCAATATTCGCGCCCATAAGAAAAATGTTTCGTGGTCCGTTAAGGCTAGTCCTTTTCCACAAACGTTTCCACGCGAGTGTATAGAGCAGGCCGTCGAGCGCGGCGCTGCCGAGATTGTTCAGCCCAAAAGGCGAGCAAAGACGGCCATCAAACCGGAAGTGGAGGAAGCGCAAGTGACCTCTGAAGTAGCTTCCGGAGAAACGGCCTATGAAGCGGGCCTGTCGCCCAACAGCAACGCCTTAAAGGAGTAAATACGATGGCGAACGCAACAACTGAAGAATTTGCCCAGATGATCCTAGAGACTTCCGAAAACGGAACCTCTTGGACAAAAATCTGTGGCATGGTCGATGTCACTTTCTCAGGCTCGTCCAATATGGATACAGCGGAGGTTCCGGATTGTGATGATGAAACACTCCCTCTTTCGCTTGAGAAGTCAGTACGAAGCATCGAGTTTGAGGTTTCGGGCACTGGCGTATGGGCGCAAGAATCCCACCAGTTGCTTAGTGACTGGCTGTGGCTCTCGCAGCGCAAGCAAGTCCGCATTGGGCACCTGAATTCTGCCATTGGTGATACCGAGTATTACCAAGGCTTCGGGTATCTTTCTTCGCTGCAAAACCAGCGCCAGAAAGGTTCAAAGGTCTCCGCCGAACTGTCGATCATGTTCGATGGCACGCCGACTCGCGTAGCGAACGTGACCTAAAATATGCAGGGGGTCACATTGAATTGGGCGGGGGGTGAGCATGAGTTCACCCTCCGTCTGGGAGAACTTCGCCGCATGCAAGAAGTGTGCAACGCTGGGCCAGAGCAGATCCTTCTGCGTCTGCAACACTCTCATTACTTAGTTGACGATCTGATCGAGCCAATTCGACTTGGGCTTATCGGGTCTGAAGAAATGACAAACTCGGAGGCCGGGCCTTTTGTCATCAAGATGATTGAGCAACACCCACTTATCCAATTCAAGTTTACCGCTCAGACCATTTTGACGCACGCCATACTTGGGCCACCAGACGACCAGCCAAAAAAGCAAAAGGGGGAGACGCAGCCCCCAACGGAAAATGGAAGTTCAGCAAACTCTACGGAACCGGAAGCGTAATAGGCTTCGCTCCGGAGCAAGTTG